AGTGTTTGCGGTGCATAATACGTGAATGGTGCTAAATGATAATTATCGATCAACCATTTAACGCTAGGGCCCTCTACCATTGCTGGGTAAATATCATCAAATCCTTGGCCGTTCATGCGCCATGGCGAACCTGAAAACCCTAATCGTGGAACATTACTGTAATAATCTAAAATATCGGTGTATGTTTTAGCCCTCGTATGTTGCGATTCGTCAACGATGATCAAATCTGGTTTTTCCAATTTATCCAGCCTATTTTTTACACGCCCCACGGTCATAACGGTTGCATAATCTTGGTTGACCCCCATTACGTTAAATGTCCTTTTAATCTGATCTACAAGCTCCTGACGGTGAACGGTGAATAATACCCTATTATTTTTTAAAGTCGTTAGGCGCGCAATTTCACCGATTATAACTGACTTACCAGATCCTGGCGGACTGACAATTAAAATGCCTTTGTTTCCTTGGCGAAGTTTGCTTCTGATTTCGTCAACAATTCTTTGCTGATAATCGTACAGTTTAAACATATTTTTTCACCTACAATAAAAGGGCTTTTCAGCCCTTAATTTTTTAATATGCAAATTCTAAAAACGCTTTGATAACCTGCTTTTCTTCATCGACTGTTAGTGCTTCGTAATATTCAAATGATGCGCTGTTTTTATCATCAAAAAACTCAACAATAGATCTGATTGGGTATTCACAACCATTATCCGCGTCATATTCTATCAACTCATCTAAAACCCGCTGTGCTCGATCACTCATTTTGTCATCTCCCATTAGAATGGTGCGTCTGAATCATCATCTTTGGTTGTATCAATATTTACGCTTTGTAAATTAACATTCCGGCGTGACTTGCCTTTATAAGTTTCTTCAGATAATTTAACCGTCACACCAGTTCCAATCATCTGCTTAACCAAATATTCAAAGAATCCTTCCAGATTACTGGTGGCTTTTTCAACCGCTGTATCACTAATTACACCAGCTTCATAATATGGTGCGATTCGGAATGACAATTGGTTTTCGTTCTTTTCAGGATCACTGTTAACAAACATTGTGTCGACCAACGTCGCTGGTTTATGGTTTTGATCCTGAACTTCGTAAATGAAGCGCCATACTTCGTAGTCAGCAGCGTTACCGTGCTTGATGCTCTTTAACACACCATCATACTTGCCTACTGGTAAATCCTCGTTACTAATACGGTTGTTTGCGTTTGACTTAATCTTATCTAACAGTCCCATGTTTAATCTCCTCCTTGAGTTCTTCAATAACTTTTACAATCTGATCATGCTTTTCTTTCTTCAGCGGCTTAACTAGCATATTCATATAAGTTCCTGTCGTGATTCCCAACTTCTCTGCAATTAATCGATATGGGATTCGATAAGACATATACCGAATATCTTCGTTCGCATGTTTCTGCATTGAGCTAACCTCCTTAAACTTTATGTGATAATTATAATACTAATACATTAGATTGTAAAGCTTAAATTTGATTATTATCCCATCTTTTGGCAAAACGCTCGATTTCTGCTTCGTCGCATTGTGAAGCGCGCAATACCTCTACCGCAAGGTCTTCGTCATTCGCTTCTTTCGCCCGATTCAATGCCCAGTAGGTGATTGAATTGCGTTCTCCAGCTACTGCCGAAGATACACGATCAACAATACCACTGGTATCACGTGGCAATGAAGCAATCAATGGCTTGTAATTGATAACGATATTCTTACCACCAATAAAATATCGGTGCGCAATTGCTTCACATGTCGGATCAATATCGTCTTTCAATAATTTACCAACCTTAATCACATTTTCACGATATTCGTCTGCATTCTTGCTTTCGATTCCAGGCAATACAATTCGATAACGTAATTTATCTGGTTTACTGCTTGAAGTTTCGTATGCAATAAACGCATATGGAAGCTTGATTTCTTTCAACGACTTCAGCTTTGATTTATCAATATCGAGCACGATTCCAGTGGCCTTGTCGATTTCATCGGTCTTTACGCCTGTGCCAGTGAATAGGCCAAACATCGCTTGTTCCGTTTTAGGCATATCGTTAGCCGCTTCAATGTTATCAGACATGCTGCCAAATGTGGTTTTGATCTTCTTTGGTTTGGTGTCTTTAAGCCCAGTCAACATTGAAATGTTAAATTCATCGAATGAACTTTGTTCAGGTAATTCATTATTTTCTTTTTCGGCAAAATATCCATAGATTACCAAATCGCCAAGGCGTTTAGTTTTAGCTCCATTTGGATAAGCAGCTTTTACAATATCTTTGCCAAATTCCTTTTTCAATGATCCTGCTTTAACTGCACCCATTTCATTCACATAATTTCTACATTCTTCAACTTTAACATCGAGTTTGTTGCTCCACTTGTTTTTGACATCAAATAACTTGGTTGGTTTCTCATAATTAACGTAATTTAAAATCTGGGCTACATCTAAATTGTGGAGTTCGTTTAATTCTTCAAATGTAAAATCAGGCAATTTATGATCGAGGCGAATTAAAATCAGTCGCTTTGAAACTTGTGGCGAACTGAAATATTCTTCTTCGGTGTTAGTTGCGATCACTGATGAACCGCTATACGTTTTAAAATCACGTTCGCCTTGCTTGGCCGTCATGCTTGCCATGCGCTGATTCATGAAGTTTTTAATAAAATCAGGTGAAATTGGTTGAGATTCGTCATCGTCATCAGTGATGACCAAGAATTTGCCGTTAACCATGCCATTCCATACGCCGGCATCGAAACTGAAAGATTTACGTGTTTGGACATTGGCATCAATCCGATAATACAGTGTATCAAGTGCATTCGTAATGATCGTTTTACCAGTTGACGGCGCGAACCCGAACATTAAATGTTTACGCAAACCAGATTTTTGGTTATCAAAAGGATATTTCATAATATCCGACCAAACGCCTTTATACGTTTCTGATTCCAAAAAATCAATGTATTTTTCTAACGGTTTGCACGGAACTGTCATTGCTTCTTCGACCGGTGCATAGTCTTTAAATTCGGTAACTCTTTTAGCAATCACCATCAAAACATCGTGCATCAATTCGGCCGCTTCATCAGTTGCCTTTTTAGTACGCGGGTATGCGACATCTTTAATCATGTCACGAAGTTGGCTTACATCGTATCTTAATTCTCGAATCGTAAACTCGGCAGTCAGTGAACCATAGACTAGCTTTAGTTCGTTCACATTTACGTTCTTAGCGGTTTTAGACAAGGCTGCGAACGTTTTATCGCTGTCATCTTCCAAACCTTGTATGGCTCGATATGCGCGATATACGCGTGGTGAAAATTTTTGATTATCGGTATTATCTGTGATTGCGTATTCTCTAAGCGTCTGCATGATTATTCCCCTTTGCAAATTCTACGGCTTTCCAGTAATCGTCATTTTTAATTGATTGCTTTTTGATTTTGTCTGCCAATCGATTTTTGATTACGCCGCGATTATCAGGATTCATAACAACGGTATAACCATCGAACCCTGTTTCAGTTCGGCTAACCAATTTGGCATATCCAGCAACCGAATTAAATGCTTTGGCGTTCATGGCCGGCTTTTCTTTGCCATCATCAGTGACTTCACTCCATAACGTGAATAGCACGTCACCATCGAAATGAATAGCCCAACGTGCAAACTTAGCCATCAATTTTTGAACAACACCATACGCTGCACGGCCATCGGTGTTATTGCCAAGTTTACCATCGGTAATGGCATCAACTAATGAAGTTTCAACAGCCGAAATGTTATCGAATACGACTAAATCGCAATCGCTAGCCAACGAATTGATTTCATCGACCAACTTATCAGGATTACCATAATCAGCAATTTCTGGTTCAACTACTGTCATTTCATCTTCGTGGCCTTCCAACGTGCTATACGATCCATCGAAACTGATAACCAGCTTTTTGCCTTTGTGGCCTAATGTCAAATGCGTTTTACCTGATCCCACCTGACCTAATACGACAAAAATATTTGCACCGTCCGTAAAATTAACAATTTTTTTCATTTAAAACATCACCTTTCAAGTTGATGTGATAATTATAATACTAATGCTTAGGTTAAGTCAACTGTTTTCGTAATTACAAAAAATCTTTTTCAAACGCATTTTATAACAAAAAATCAAATTTAGTTGTATTATACATACATCAATACCTATATACATATATATAAACAACAACTTTTTTATTTATTATGTTTGTTGAAATGTTATAAAAATATTCGTGTTCTTTTGTAAATAATCTTTATATAGACAATAAAAAACTCCAACATTGTTACAACCGTTGCTGGAGTAAGGTTGCTGATGTTGGAGTTTTTTTAGTTTTTGTAACTTATAACAAACCTTTGGAGGAAATCTGTTATGTCCGTGTCAATAATATATCACAATTACAGGTGAGTTTCAAGCATATCAGGCACAACAATGTCGATCGGCTGACTGTGCATTTTATCGATCGACCAAGCGGATAGATCATTTTTAAATACTGGTTCGACCTCTCCAGATTCAATACTTTCAATCCGGTTAACTTCAGCTTGCAGCAATTCGATCATATCTTGGCTATATTTGACATTCGCCACATCATACACGCGATAATTCAGGCTGGACTTGTCAATGGCGACAATATAATAATGATCGCGATCGGCCATGTTTAAATAAATCAATGCTTGCGTTAAATAATGCGTGCTGTAAATCCAATCATCATAGCCGTTCGGTCCCCACACTTTGTCGAAATCTTTAACAGTAACGAATTTATAATCAAGGATCGCATCATCACTGATTAAATCGAAACGTCCTTCAAATACGCCGTTATCTGCGTTCTGCTCGGTTTTAAACTCATCGTGTATAATTGAATCACGAATATGTTTAGCGAGCGCTATCGAGTTGCTAAGCGTCTTAAACGCGACTTTAACGCCTGCTTCTTCAATTCCACGGCGATAAACGGATTTTTTTTCGTCTTCCGTAAGTTCAGGTTCTTCACCAGCCAATTCAGCGTGAGCAATTTTTCCATAAATCAAAGCATCGTTCGGCTTGTTGTCGTAAGCTGCGGGATCATGTAAAACGTAATGCGCATAGGCGCGTGCTTCGTTGTCTAAATATCTTGAAATTCTAGTAAAACTGTATGATGTCATATTAATATCCTTTCTGTGACCAAATAAGATTATCAGCCCGATCGTCAGTTATATCGCCATTAATGTGTTCAACGCATCGATAATTGTTTGGATTAGGCACGAACAATCTCGCAACTAAAGTGGATAGCTGGTACGGATCACCTTTTATGCTTACCATCGATCGTCCATCTTTCAACACCGTTTTCGTTAATATTCGTTGTTTGATTACACGTTTGACACCGCGTGCATCGGTCACTTCTCGTTCAAGACTGATTGCTTGGCCTTCAGACGTTACCGCATAACCGTCAATCCATGGTAAATTTTTAATTTCACCAACTGGGGTTACACACATTTCAATCTTATCTAACAACAGACTGTCACTAATGTTCCCACGCTTCTTTAACAATTCAACTACATCATTCATTGCGATCACCTTTCTTAAAAGCATAAACTAGAATACCGCCTAACACTAACCCGATTAACAAACTTGGAATATCAATAACTAACATATAAATCACCCTTTCTTTTCTATGCTTATTATATTACCACCAATCTAATTAAACTACAATAGTTATTTTAAAATAAAAAAACACCGCCAAATGAATGACGATGCTTGAAGGTTAGCGAGGTATGAAAGGTAGTTCCCTCGGTATTAGTTAATTATATTACTTAAACGTTCCAAGTGCAATCCCGTTTTCCCGAACAGCTACATAATGCCATGCACCACCAGTTGATTGATAGGCTGCATAAATGTAATTGCCTTTGTGGATATATCCTTGATAACGTACTGATTCACCACGGTAGTAATTAACACCAGTGTATGACGTTCCTGGCTTGTTCCAGACGTGCAAAGTCGTGTTAGCAGTAAATATACCGGCCTCACGTTTAACACCATTAGGGAGCTTCTTATACGTATTAGGAACATTGTTAACCAATAATTCAACATTGGATTTCGAAATCCAACTGTTAATACCGGCAAGCAATAGTTTGTTGCCACTCTTGGCACTAACCGTATACGTTTGTCCCTTTACCCATTTAGGGATCGATTGACCAGTTGACCATTTGGAAGCACTGAAGTTGATTTTAACCTTGTCGCCCTTTGAAATGTCAGACTTTGGCGTTCTTTCGGCTTTTTTACCAGCTTTAATAGCGTTGGTGTTAGTCTTAGGATTATCTTTTGACGTATAGCCATTGTCAGTAATACCGGTAAGATCAATGTTTCCATCAAGTCCACCAGCAATATATGTGCTAGTGAATTGGAACAAGGCTACGTTTTCCCACGATGGGAAATAATTGTAATTAGGTTTTGGCGTTACTTTGTAATCAGGATATTCGCCTAACCATAATTTGTATGTTCCAGAAACCTGACTAAGATAAACATGAGCATTGAAGTAATTAAGATAGCCATATAACATTGGCGTATATCCAGCATCTTTAATACGCTTCAACGCATACATGATCGCATCGGTGTTGGCCTGTTTATCACCACTTGCACCGTCTTCATAGTCTAACGCAACAATTGATCCTTTAGGTGTTTGAACTTTCGGCAGCATATAGTCAAGCATGGCTTTCGCTTGCGTTTTGCTACTGCCAAATTCACCCCATAGATACGTGTGTGCACGTTTACCAGCAGCGATCGCACTAGCTACTTGTGTTGGATAAGTGTATTGCTCGTAAATCGAACCATGAACTGTACCACCCAATTGACTGATAACAAATTTGTCAGATGGATAGCCAAACACACCACTCATTCCTTGGTAACGCGCCCAGTCAACACCCTGGTCACCTTTCGAAGCCATTGCGGTTAATGGCGTGAGTATTAGCAATAACGACGCTGTTAACGTTAATAACTTCTTTTTCATTTTATTCCCCCATTTTTGACGTATCATCGGTTACTTGTGGATAAGTCTTGTATAGATCATCTCGCAAGTCGGAGAATGCTTTTTCGACTGCATTTTCCACAGTCTTTTTGTCTGTTTCGGTGAACCCTAATGACTTCAATCCATCGATCACGTATTGAACTGCGGTTGACTTTTTAGCTTCACCGGACAAATATTTATCAACGCCCAATTGCGCCGCAGCCGTAACAGCTGCTTCGGCTAATGGTGTCAGCGCGTCTAATAATGACAAAGCATTTTTGTTGTCAGCTAACACCTTCCCAATCCATGCGAACACGATCGGAATTAGCGCCGTAGAAATTGCCGCAATCAACTCTGAAATGTTATTCATGTTTCTTCTCCTGCTTTCTTAATTCATCGTTCTGTTTCTTCAAATCTTCAATCGCCCGCTTTAAATCTTCTTCGTTGTGATCGGGACGCTTAGCACCGTAGTACGCGGTGAGAAAAGCTACTGCAATCGATCCAGCCGTAGTGATTAATGCGGTAATAACAGCGTCGCTCAATTACGTCAGCCCCTCACCACGATTTCATTAATAACTGATGCTAGCACGAATGCAGCATACATACTTTCGAATCCAATAACGACCCCTTGCTCAAAATCCCACAACGTAAACACTATGAAAAATAATAACCATACAAACGTTAGCAGACCGGTCATAATCGACCTATATGCTAAGTTATTTATATCCCATAGTGCATATACAATCGTAAATGTTCCAATGATCCCCATTAAAAATATAAATGGCGGATCATCGAAATACATTAATTAGTGATGGCCTGGGTGGATAAAACGAAATCGTGTTTTTACGAATAATAAACATGCCGCCAATCATATACGTTTCTAACGCTTTCCAGAACCAAAATCTATTTTTGATTAAATTCTTAAACATCACATCACACTTCCATTCATCACGTTAACTCATCTGCAATATTAATAGCACCATTCGTTATAATTCTTTCAACCATTCCAATATCACAGAGTTCACGCACCATATCGCCTCCTAAATGTGATAAGTTGTTATGCCAAATACCCAATCACCTTCTTTTGTACCGCTGATAGTGTTCCAGCCGAGACCGATACTGATATGATTACCCCCTTGGGTGTACCCTAGGTTAACACTCCCTATCGATACCCCGCGCTTTGCCCTAATCGTGCAAGGCAACCACTTGAAATTAGCTGGGATCGCCCAATCAGGCAAGTCAGCTAAAGTTAATCCATATTTGTTAGTACCACCGTACACTGCGAAGTATAATTGAATTGAACCTGGGGAAACCTCTTCAACACAACTAATGACACCGGAGTGATTAAGCCATCCGTTTTGTAAGTCAAGTGCTTGGTATCTCAATTCACCAGACAATGAATTTGTTGTGATAAAGTCAACGCCCATCCCAACTAAGTTATTGCGATTACTGTCGTCTTTAGTAGTCCATACTCCTAGTTTTAAACCAGCTTGGTGGCACTTATACACGTTTTCACTAGTAACGCCAGCGCCAGTAAATTTAACGTCTAATCCAGCGTTAACACCTAGTTGTGATGCCTGTGTGATATAAGCGTCAGTAAGATTATTGACCAAGTAAGAAACTTCTACCAAAGGCAAGCGCTTCTTGATTTCTTGTAAAGCTTGAAAATCGAAAGAAATAAACATCATCTGATCCTGTACGCCATAGCGCGTAATGATTTCCGCTAAATAGTCCCAGTTATCTGAAGTATAGTGGTCACTACTGTCTACCTTTATCTCAAGGACAGGAATAAGTCGTTTGTCTTTGCAAACAGTTAGTGCTTCTTGTAATGAGGGAATTATCAACTCGGAGTCTTTGTATTTGCTTAAAAGTGACCCCGCATTAATCCTTAGTTTGCGAATATCAGTATAGGTAAAGCTACTTATAGCGCCGCTGCCGTTTGTCATTCGGTCAACCGTCCCATCGTGCATTACGACCCACTTACCATCGGATGTACAGTGGATGTCGATTTCTACACCAGCATGGTTGTTAGTTCTTTGAATAGCAGGCAATGAGTTTTCTGGTGCAATTGATTGCGCGCCTCGATGTGCAAAGAAACGTGTCCCTTTTCTGAAAGCTTGGTGGCGTGGATAAGCCGAATCTGTATAGGTTTTTGCATTATGCAACACACTACTGTCACCCGCGTCTGCATATTTCTTGGCACTTGTAAGCGTTGAGGCATCTTTGCTATCGGTTTCGGACTTATTATAGAAATTTTCCTGATTATATGCACTCAAAGCAGCCTGAACATCGCTATTCATGGCATCGATTTTTTTATGAATGGAATTTAATGTATCATCAATGATAGTGATATAATCGTCAGCCTTGTCTTGACTGATGTCGATAGCTTTTTTGACAATAAAAATCAAATCGTAAGTCGTTTGCTGTCCATCGGTATCATTTAATGAGAAATAAGCTCGTGTAATCTTTCCGGATTCTCTCCATAATGCGTTAGGAATAGCATAGTCAAATTTACCACCAGTAGCGTTTGTGACCGTTACACCATCATTATCGGCAACAATTGCTGTCCCTTTTGCTGTTTCGGCCATTAAATTAATTGTCTGACCAGTTAAATCAACCGCAGTTCCTCGATCAGTAATTGTCACATGTAATGTTACAGCACCATTTTTATCTCCTTGACGTCCTACAATCGGTTCAGGAATTGTGGAATTATAGCTATCAAGTAAGATGTCATAAGTTCTAATTGCCATCTACGTTACCACCTTTATATGTCGTATTATTACTATTACTCATTGTACCATTTCCTTCTTCAATCTTCTGCACGTCTGATAATGTCATATCAGTTTTAACTAACCGCTCATTCTCGTATCCGCGCCGTTTAGCCTTTAATTCCCATGCGAATTTTGCGTTAGGCTGATCTGATTTTACAATGAAATTATTCTCGTTGCGTGTTTCTACCCAAACGTGTGCACTGCTATAACTTTGTAAAAATACTTGGTATTGAATACTGGTGTTAACGATGTCACCGAATATAGAATCAATTGGCACTGTGACTTGATTATCGCTATCAGTTACTGATTCACCCATATCACCAAACCAGCTTTCAGCCATTTCATAAGCTGGCGTTGCGCGGACACCATCACGAGTAACAGTAGCCGCGTTCTTAGTACCATTGTAAACTGTGAAATTTCCAAAAACATCTACATGATTTCTATAGACATTAAGTTGGTTCGCTTTACCACTATTAGCACTAATTACAACTTGTTGTTTTCCCATGATCCAAAACGCAGCGCTTTTCTGGCTAACGATGTCGCCATCGGTAAAGTAATTACCAGATGAGTATAACTGTGCTTGAACGTTTAAATTCGACTGGCAGTTTCCAAACAGCTTGTATTGCGGTTGGTCGATTGTTGATGTTTTCGGTATTTGAAACACCGCTCGCGACAATGATTGGTCTTTGTTAGATTGGTTAATACTGAATATATAACCAGGTGAGTTCCAAACTGCAAAGCCATTAACTTTTCCGGTGGCTTTATCGTTAGTAGCGTAGATCCCCCCCATAGAATCGCCATCATTGTAATACTCCATATTACCTTTTTTCAACGTAATTCTAAATTTGTCAACATCGTCAACTGTATTATAAGTGATACCATTGATAACCCCGGCGACAATATTACTAGCATTAATGTTCTTGATGTTTATGTTTTGACCGTCGATTGATTCTGCTGTGATTGCTGTTCTAAATGTTTGCCCACCATCTGTTGATACGCCAATACCAGCTGAATTTAAAATAACCATTTTATTGTGATCACTTTTATCGATAGCGATAATTCCTTGATCGGTAAACTTTAATTCAGTACGTGCTGCCAAAATACTATTAGTAGCCAATTGCATTTGTTCACTAAACCATGTTTCAGGCAATGTAGAATTTCCATTGATGATGTCTGTGATTGTGCTTGTTGCTAATGATGAACTTGCTGATTGTGATTGCGCCATTGTCAGATCACCGCAAGTAACTTCAACCGAAATACGTTCGCCATTGATGTTGTATGAACTAACGACTTTAATAATGCGCACTTCATCTTCGAAGTTCAATGATTCATCTACAATCGTAATTGAATCGCCAGCACTTGCCATAGCATACGGGTACCCAGCATTTTGCAAGTCAAGCAATGAAACAGTGATAGCCAAGCTCCAGCTATTGTCAACTTTCTTTTTAACCGCAGCTAACAAATTGTCCGAAACGGTATAACGCTCATCGTCTACTGGATCAGCTTCAATAGCCCCAAACTTATCTTTATACATATCATACAATGGACTGTAATATTCAACCGATAGGCGTGGTGATAGCGGATTGTCAACATTATTATGTGCACCATATCCAACACCATAAGTGGCAAAAGAACTACTATCTGTTTCAATTTCAGCCTTAGCCAAGTTGAACCCTTGACGAACAACAGTTGATAAATCAGACCCAATTTTGTTTTTGATATAAACGGTAGTGCCTTTTACTTCAAACTCGGCTGAAATTTGATTAATAATATCGTTGAATAGAGATAACTTATCTTTCAACCCCCAGTTTTCTTTTTCAAATGCTGCTGTTGACGTTTCATTATTGTAAGAATATCCGGTATCTTTAAATATAGCATTTAAATATTCATTTAATGGGTGCGAACCATTCCATTTTTCATGGAATGCTTTAATTCTTAACGTATAAAAAAACATTTGTACGGCCGAAAATGACACCGTGTTATCTGTATCATTATATCTAAATGTAACAACGGCGTATTCTTCATCATTGAATACCATTGTCCATCCCTTAGCAAGCTTGCTTTTAACATCATTGCCAAAATAAATCGTACCAGTCAATGACTTTTCTCCATTAACGCCCTCAGTTATCTTTATTTCAGTGTCAGCAACGTATTCATTGTTTTTAATATCTCTAAAAATAGTCATTAATTAATCACCTCCTATGCGTATAAATTTTGAAAGTTTAAAATTCTGATTTCACCTGCGATCGAACTAGAGATTTTGTTTGCAATACCTGGTAATAGTTTGAAATAAGCCTTATTAGTCGATTTTACGATGCTAATACCATTGCGTAAGTACTCATAACCGGATAGCTTAAAAACATCTCCTGAAGATACGTTCCCAGGAGCTATAAAATCAATTCCATTTAATGATAATTTTAAATTAGATCCAGCTTCTTTTGCAGTAAATTCAACTGTAAATCCCTGTTCAAGCTGGTTGCAAGGTACTGTTCCGGCATATGGAATAATACCATTGTTAATATCTAAGTCACGTGGAACACTTTCACCATAGGGAAGTTTCATCGTTGTAAATGTCACACTAATCTTATATAGCACATGGCCACCGTATGAACCAACCAATTCTGATTCTAATGAACTAGCATAAACATAAAAACGTTTGTGGCTTGGCCGGTTAACCTGTTTTTCAAAATAATCTCCCGTATTTTCGCCAGGGCGCTCGTAACTATTGTCACTATCGTTCTTTAATTGCGTGATGTAATACCCATCGGGAGCAGATAGCAATGCGTAAATTTTTTCGCGCAAGTATTCTTCGTTTTCTAAATCTTCAGCGCGATAATAACCGACATAGTCGATTGTTTTAACTTCATTCCAACCACCAAAATCAACATTACCATTGCGATATTGAATTTGTGTATTGTTACGCTTGACCGATGGCGAGCTTTCTTCAAACGATGTCGTAATCACTTTATATCTACTAAGGTAAGTGCGACTATTACCTTTTTCAACTAGTAAGTCCATTTTTTGACCTCCTATATAAAAATAGCCCGCCATACTATGGCAGGCTTTAATTCATTATACTACATTTCTAATTCATAAAAAACTTACTGCTGACTTGATCATCTGCTTCACCTTGACTGACGATCGTGCGAATCTTGTCGCCAACCAATTCGTTATGCACGATATAAGTCGGCTTAACCCAGTTGTCAGTATCAATATTTTGATCAATACTTCCACCTTGATAACTTGCGGCTTGCATTGATAAATCACCAGTTTTGATGTCACCAGCTACTGAATTAATACTGTTAGCTAATTTATCAGCCATACCAGAAACGTTACTTTGCACGGTTGAAAAACTGTTCATTAATCCAGAATTTAAACCATTCATGATAGCATTACCGGCAGGGATAAGTAGCTTAGCATCGTAGCTAACAGGCCCTTTATGTTGGCGAATCCATGAAGCAATTCCACTTACGAAGCTTTGAACATGACCCCATGCTGCTTGTAATCCACTGAAAAAGCTATCCATGATTGCACGTCCAGCATCCGCTAAAGAGAAGTTCCTCAAAGCGTTGAACGCTCCAATAATACCACTAACAACGCCACTAGCGATGCTTGCGAATCCACTCCAAGCACTTCTAACGCCATTGACAATGCCGCTGGCAATTCCTTGAATTGTAGATCTAATACCATTCCACGCAGCGCTGGCAGCTCCTCTAATGCCACTCCATAGTCCAGACATGAAAGATCTTAATCCGTTAAATAGTGATCGTGCGATTGAAACAGTTCCGCTAATTGCAGAGCTGACTACTGACTTAATGCCATTCCATGTTGATGAAGCTAACGATTTTAATCCATTCCAGATTCCAGAAATTAACGACTTAGCACCATTCCATAACGATTGAGCAGTACTTACAGCCCCTTGAACTGTAGATGTTACAACCGATTTAATGCCGTTCCAAACAGATGAAGCTACAGATTTTAGTGTATTCCAAATAGCTTTTAATGCCGATCCAATTGCATTCCATACTGCAACAGTTGTTCCTGATATAGCACTCCAAATTCCTGACAGAATTGCAACAAATCCGTTCCAAATTGTAGAACCAGCGCTAACAATTGATGTCCAAATCAAATTTAAATCTGACGAAATCATATTCCACTGTCCGGTTATAAAATCGGCTAGAATTAAAATAGGCGCCATGATAACGGCTTTCAACAAATTCCAAATTCCTGTTGCTACTGTTACAATTCCAGTCCAAATAGTTGTTAATGATGTCGTTATTGTTGTCCACAAAGTAGTTGCTATGGTAGATATACCAGTCCACAACGTTGTGAAAAATGATGCTATTGGAGTAAATATTGTGGTTGCTATTGTTACAATGCTAGTCCAAATAGTCGTTATAAAAGTTACAATCGTAGTCCAAATGGTAATCGCAACTGTTGAAATTCCTGTCCACAATGTGGTGAAAAATGTTGAAAGCCCTGTCCAAATCCCAGTAGCAAAGCCTACAATTCCTGACCATATTCCGGAAATTGTAGATGTGAAACCGCTCCACATTGATGTAGCGCCATTCGATATCCCAGCCCAAAGATTAACAAAAAATATAGTTAATCCGTTCCAAACATCGGTAGCAGTTTCAACAATATTATTCCAAGTCGTCCCTAACCAAGTTGTAAATTCGCCCCACATTTTTTTTCCTGTTTTAGTTTGAGTAAAGAAAGCTACAAGTGCAACTACTACCGCAGCAATAGCTGCTATAACAATCCCCCAAGGTCCTAATCCCAATAAGGCTGTTAACCCAGTCCAAGCGTTCTTTAAAGCTCCAATTGCTCCTACTAAACTAGACATAATAGTTATAACACTTTGAATCCAACCAACGACAATGGTGATTATCTTAATTATTTTAACGGCTGCAACAAATGTTAAAATTCCTTTTGTAAGCGGTCCAAGCCAATCAGCATTGCTATTTACCCAAGCAGTTAAACTATTAAGTGCATTCAACGCTATATCAATTCCACTTCTAACTGCTCCAAATATAGTAGTCCATGATATATTGCTAAACGAACTTCCCATACCGGTAGCGACATTTTCAGCCGTAGTTAAAAGGTTCTTAAATATTGATTGAATTGTAGATATTGTTTGTTGAAACCACGCTGCGTTAAAAACGGATTTAAAAGATTTTCCAATCCCGTCAATTGTGCTTCTAAACGAAGCCGATGATTGATATACCTTAACCAATGCAACAATGAATACGGCAACTGCTGCTGCACCTAATGTCCACGGATTAATTATTGCTCTGCCAATCATCGACATGTTTTTAGTAAAGTTAGATGCAAACAAACTCATTGAATTAGACAATGTTAAGAATGACCCGAACGCAGTTAATGAAGCACCAATTACTGGTGATAATCCAATAAAACTTCTGCTGATTCTTGCAATGCCGCTGTTTGAAGCTTGTGCCCAAGTTAATACATTGTTTATCATATCTACAACAGAACTATTTACGCCACCCGCTGCTGACATGGCGGTGTTCCGTAATGATTCCCAGTTACCACCAATTTGTTCAATCTTAGAACCAATATTTTGTTGCATTTCACTAGCTTGATCTTTTAAAAACTTGGTAGCAGTAGCAGTCGAGCTGCTTGCGCCATTTTGTGCTTTAGCATAAGCGTCCCATGAGGTGGCCGTTTTTTCAGATTTATCATTAACGGAATCGAGAAGTGGAAGCATTGCTTGCATACCAGCAGTATTGAACATCGTTTTTAATGCTGCTGTCTTTTGTGAAGCACTCATGCCATCGGTGGCAGCAGCCACTTCTTTAAGGATCGTTGGGAATGGCTTCATGTTACCTTGCGCATCGGTAAATGATAATCCTAATGCTTTCATTTCCTTTTTTGCGCCTTTGCTTGGTGCTTCCATTTGAATAATAGCATGTGCTAAATCTTGTGAAGCACGTTGTGCGGTAAATCCTTTGTTTGTCAACAAGCCAATGGCTTCTGTCATATCGCTCATGCCGAACTTGGCTTGACTGGCAACACCACCAATGTTTGCAATTGCACCAGACATGTCTTCGATACTTGCATTAGATAAGTTAGCTGTTTGAGTTAAAATTGCCGCAGCCTGCGCTGGTGACTTTAGACTTTTACCCCAAATGTTCATAGCTTGCTGAACTGTCCCGGCAGTAGTTTGTAAATCAGCACCTGTGGCAGTAGCAGCTTCGGCAATTGCTGGAAATTCTTTAGTAATCGTTTTAATAGACGCACCATCTTGCGCCATTGAAACCATGGCATCGGCTGCGTCCTGTGCACTTAATGGTAATTCGGCACCCATCTTGTTAGCCATGTCAGCTAATTGGCCAATATCTTTAGACGTACCTCCAGCGACAACTGCGGCCTTGTTAAGTGATTGTTGGAATGTCCCGTATGATTTTAACGCACTAACACCCATTGCAGTTGTTGCAACGCCGGCAGCAGTAGTTACTTTTCCGACTGTACTCATAGCACTAGAAACCTTGCTACCTAAGCTAGAAGCACTTGTCGTTGCGGTAGTCGTACTACTAGCCATTCTCGACATTGCAGACGTATATCCTGATATATCGGCTGTAAATATAGCAGCTACTTCAGCCATATATTATTCACCTCCATGATTAAACAAATCATTAATTCGTTTGAGTGCTTCAATGTTAGGCTTTTTACGACCTTTTTTGTTTTGAACCACTTGTTCCTCTTCTTTTTCTAATTCTCTTTGCATTTTCTTAATCGTTGTCTTCGGTTTTTTAGCATTGGTTACCCCAGCATTGAATGCGGCTAATTCTAAATTGTTGCGCCTCTCGTCGATACTTCTTAATGTCGCACCGTCAAGGATAGCTTTTGCTTCCCAAAGATATAAAGAAAAGGGAATCTCCGGATCGAAGATTCCCTTACGTGCAAAGTCAATTAGGAGAGACTCTTCTTCATTGCGGCCAAAGTATCTTTGATTGCCTTGGCTTGTGTCTTCTCCTCCGTTGTTTTCTGTGGTAGTGACGTTGTGTTCTTTTCCACTAAGTCTGTCCAATGTTTCGCGGCGCGACGGAAAAAAGACGACTTTTCAAGTTCTGCTTGAAGATCATTGTAAAGTTCTTCAAACTTATCACCATCTGAATAATCACTGTCAATCAGGTCTTCAATTTCCGAATCCTTTTTGTCAGCGATTAATACTCGCAACGCATTGTAAACAGCTTCGTTTTCATCACCAGTCACAAATTGCAGCCATAATTGGCTTGCACCGTCTTTTGCGTCAGGTTGTGTGCTTAATAGTGCATTCGCACGAAACAATGCTTTGAAATTAAACTTTACTTCGGTATTACCAATTTTCATATCTCGTTAATCCTCCTAATTTAATACATCTTCTGGTGCAGCAGCCCAATTTACTTATTTTGAAGATTCTGAAATAGTAAGGTTTGAAACAGTCACTGTTGAAGTCGACTTATCCATTCGCATTTGAATCCCATCTGAATAGTCAGCATCTGCTGTAAGTGTATATGATAGATGTTGCGTTCCTTCTGTCAATGGTGCATTGGAGATAGTTTGCCATGAACCACCAATAAATTGAATCATATAGTCACCCTCTGATTTTGTTGACGCAATATCAAAATCTGCGGTAACCTTAGTTCCCTTTGCAATTGGCTTAGATAGTGAATACATGCGTTTAATCTGGTTTTCAGAACTATCACCAGTCATCGTGAACGCTGTATCGGTTCCTAGTGCTAAGTTAAGATTACTTGTCGTTACTACAGCTTCAGGTTTTGTAACTGTAACGGCAACGCTAGAAGTTAATGAACCACTTGTTGCGGTTACGGTAGCTGTACCAGCAGACACGGCTGTAATTGTACCATCGGCACTTACAGTTGCAACTGCTTCATTAGATGATTTCCAAGTAACACCTGCAATCACAGCAGCGCTGTTATCGGCATTTGTTGGAACAGTGGTGATTGTGATCTTACGAGTATCGCCTACTTTAATGCTGGCTGTGTTTTGAGATGTCTTAATCCCAGTCGCATTATTCGGCGCTACGCTTTTGGGGTTGCAGTACCAGTACCAGTGCCAGCAGTGGCAGCATCAGAAAATTCGCCAGTCTTTTCGCCTGGACGTTCGTAGTCGTATAGTGCCTGTAATGATTGAACTTCGGCGTCAGTTAGTGGGAACGTACCGTCAACCAACTTGCCTAAAATATTAATCGTCCAATCGATTTCAGAGAATGAATCTTCATCTGAAATGTCAGCACTGTCAACGATACCATAACCGAACATTGCCGGATATGCCTTGTGGTCGTCTTCAGTAACAGCCAATCGCTTATCAACGATAACACGCCATACTTTGATTTGTTTGCCATCATGCTTGGCTTTGATAATAGCGTCTGTGGCTTCGTCACCTGGAACCATGTAAGACGTTACTTCGATTGAATCTTCGTTAGTTGATGGCGCGACAATCCGCCCCATCTTAGTTTGTTCATCAAGTGAATCACCTTCAATTGATGTATCACCAGATTCTTGATGAGCTGGTAAAATACCAGGCGCACCGATTGGTGCATCTACTGATTGTAGAAAATACCAAACATCTTTACCACGATAAGGTGTATCTTTAACGAATTTCACACCATTGTTAGTTGATGCCATGTTTTATCCTCCTTAAATTGTGAACGTGACTAAAAACATTGCTCGTCTTATATCACGCCCTGTACTTGTGTCAACCATTGTTTGAGTAGTTAGGCTATCCCAACGAATCGTCTTGCTAATCAAATTTTTGACTTTATTAACCAACATTTCAAATTCAACAACAGAAATTGTATTCTCACAATATAGATCAATTTGTTGGCTAACTTGATTAAGCGTATCGATCTTAGTTGATCTGTCGGAATCGGTGTGAATATTAACATGCAATAATGGCAGGGCATCATTGGCACTTGGCTGCGTAAATTTAACTTTTAGTCCACCAGCCGTGCATGTGTCTCTTAGGGATAAATACCATTCTGATAATGTCATGAAAACTTCACCGCCCTTGCTAATTCGCGTTTGATTTCAGAAGCGAAATACGGATTTGCTTCAGCAACGCCAACTCGTATAAATGGTTTGGCACTCATTTTGTAAGTACCGTATTCATTATAGCTTGAATACTCAGCCCGTGCAACGTATCGGCCAGTAACTGTTGAACCTTGAACTTTAATATAATCAATATCAATGTTGTTGCGCATATAACCAGTATCGACCCGTGCATTGCGTTTAGATACTTCTTGGGCTTTTGATAACGTTGACTTCATGGCAGACCTAGTAGCACCAATTGCAACTTTAGGAGCAGCATTAAATTCATTCATCAAATTATCAAGCCCTGTCCATTTAATGTTAAAATCATTTGCCACAAATCATCACCGTCACTTTACGCTGGCGATATGAAGTAACAATCGACTGTTCAACTCCATCAATCAATACACGGTTAGGCGTATCAACATTGTTTTTTAAATGCACTTCATATGCCGTTGCTTTTAATAACCCATAAGTCGCTAGTTCCTGAACATCAGTAATCGGGATAATTGTAGCTGGAACATCGTCAACAATCCTCTTGCTAACTTCACCAGTTAATTCATCAACCGGCCCTGTTAAATAAACCAACGTTACTCGATTGTTATATCTCATTATACGAACCTCATTCCAGCACTGCGACGCTTATATGACTTGCGGTATACATCTAGCACGTCAGAATATTCAGATAACGCAGCAGGTGTGTCCCATTTGTTAGATACGTTTCCTTCACTTGAAGATTCCTTACCCTCATCACCAATCTTGTTATAAATCCGAATAGTAACATCTTTAATCACAAAATCTAGCCCGTTAGGTAATTCAGACTGAACTAACCCATCTTGATTGACATATGCTAATATACGTGCTTGAACATCGGAAATAATATCAGTAAGCAGATCATCTTGTTTTGTATCTTCAATACCAATTCTTAATTTAATCGAATCTAGTAATGCCATTTTAATCACTTCCATTCCATATATAAATAAAAAAGCGCAACCGCAATTGGCTACGCTAATTATATCATGTTTAAGCTTCGGTAGCTGTACCAGCGACAACTTTCTGCTCTATCTCACCGCTTACTTATTTTGAAGATTCTGAAATAGTAAAGTTGGAAATAGTTACTGCTGAAGTTGACTTATCTAATCGTAGCTGAATCCCATCTGAATAGTTATCATCTGCCGTAATGGTATATGAGAGATGCTGAGTACCAACCGTCAATGGTGCGCTGGAGATAGTCTGCCATGAACCACCAATAAATTGAATCATATAGTCACCCTCTGATTTTGTTGACGCAATATCAAAATCTGCGGTAACCTTAGTTCCCTTTGCAATTGGCTTAGATAGTGAATACATGCGTTTAATCTGGTTTTCAGAACTATCACCAGTCATCGTGAACGCTGTATCGGTTCCTAGTGCTAAGTTAAGATTACTTGTCGTTACTACAGCTTCAGGTTTTGTAACTGTAACGGCAACGCTAGAAGTTAATGAACCACTTGTTGCGGTTACGGTAGCTGTACCAGCAGACACGGCTGTAATTGTACCATCGGCACTTACAGTTGCAACTGCTTCATTAGATGATTTCCAAGTAACACCTGCAATCACAGCAGCGCTGTTATCGGCATTTGCTGGAACAGTGGTGATTGTGATCTTGCGAGTATCGCCTACTTTAATGCTAGCCGTTTTTTGAGAAGTCTCAATCCCGGTAGCATTATTCGGCGCTACGCTTTTGGGGTTGCAGCGAAGATCGCCTTTTTGTTATCGTCTAAGATAAACGTACCATACTTACCAGCACCTTGTAATTCAACACCAGCAAAGTCAATAGCTTGGATAGTACGAGCAATGTTAATACCGGTGAATACACGAGCAACGTTGTCAGGCGCAAAGATAACGGCCTTGCCGCCCATGTATTGCGTAGGAACTTTGGTAATAGCAATCCCACGGAATGAAACCATACCGTTAGTATCAATGTTAACAGCGGAGTTCTTTGAAGTGGTTACGTTAGCTAAGTCAATAATAGCATTGTAAACCGTAGCAGTAACATATGCACGAACAGGCGCGATAACTTCTAAGTCGGTATATTTTTCAACTGCCGATTCGAATAACGCATTGACGTCACTAACGGCACCTAAATCAGTACCAGCGGCTGCTAATGCTTTACCCATCGCAACGTTGAATAACCGTGTCTTGGCTTGTGCTTGTAGATTCAGCCGATCAGCAACAGCTGCGTCTAAATCATTGTTAACGGTCATCTGATCTAAACCTTCATGGATTGCCCAACCAGCAGTATAAGGCACGTCGGTATCTGCGTAAATAACTTCTTTCATTTCGCCGAAGCGACTTGATTTTGCCGTGCCAGTACCGAATGCGGTGTTGGCGTCAGTGCTGTATTCACCAACTACTACGGCCATATCGTTAGTCTTAACGCTGAATGCAGTGGCGTTATTCTGAACACCATCTAATGCTTGTAAAGCACCGAATGTTGGCATGAATACAGATTGTGCTTGGTAAACGGTTGATAGCAATTGTAAGAATTGCTTGGAGTAAACGCGTACTGGTAAATTGTTGTTAGTAGTTGCCATAATTTAAAACCTCGTTTTTTTATTTTTTGTATTGGCTCATAATCTTACTGAATGGATCTTCAGGATCACCAAGCACGGAAGCACCGGTCGCAGGTGGCGTTGATTGCGCAGCTTTTTCCACTTGTTCCTTAACCGCTGAATCAACTGAAGCTTTCAACGTTTCGACAGCATTCTTAATCGCATCGGCATCACCTAACGCAATAAGTGAATCGGCCATTTCAGTTGGTAATCCATGTTCGGCCAATAAATCTTTTGTGCTATACGACAATTCACGCTTGTTTAATTCGGCTTCACGTTGCTTAAACGCTTCTTCACGTTGCTTTTGTTCTTCGGCCAATTTGTCGGCAGCAGACATTTTTGCAAGTTTAGCACCTTCATTTTTGGCGTCTTCAATCGCTTTCTTTTGGTCGGCTTCCCACTTTGCTTTGGCTTTTTCGATAGCAGCAGCAGAACGCTTGTCGGCTTCGGAATCAAGTTTTGCTTGTAATTCCTTTGGTGTTAACGTGATTGAATCTTCCGATTCCGTTGCTTCAGTATTTTCAGTTGTTTCGGTGCTAGTAGTATCTTCTGGCATGATAATCCTCCTATCCCGACACGGATAATTGATTTTACAATCCCAATTACGCTATGCACAATCATGACCAATCAATTATTCCCATCACGACATTTTTTTATTTTTTTAATCGACAGCAACCCAACTACATAAACAATTCGGGTGAACTGGAATCATTCCATCCGCCTCGTTTAATGTATATTTCTTGCCATCGTGTGGCATACAAATGCGACAGGCAGCCGTATTAGTAACCCACATGACTTTAGTATATCCTAAATCTTTTGCGTTATCAATTCCTTGCTGTGCCATAACGCGAGCACTTTCGGTTCGCAACAATCTTCGTGCTTGCATTTCGTTAACATTATATCTATCACGAATAAGTTTCGTCTGTGATACTGGGTTCGTATGTGCGAGCAGTGCTTGCTTCATAATACGATTAACATCATTCTTCAGTGCGTCTTGGTTTGCCCAGATCCGATCACTCCAATTAACACCTTCAATCTTACCATCAACCAATTTATTGATTGCTGATTCTGATACGTCAGCTTTGACATTGTACATTGAACTAACTTTATCAATTACTAATTTCGATTCGCTTTTAAGCTTAGCAGATACATGGCTAATCAGTCCAATAGCCACAGCAGCCGCAGCGACATATGCAGCGTACATAATCAATTCGTCATTGTTAGCTGGCGATTTAACAGATACACCATTTTTCAGCGCTTGCTGATTAACCATATTAGTTAATTCATTATCAGGTAATTGTGAATCGTTGGCTTTGGTATAATTTTCGTATTTTTCGTTCAAAGCATACCAGAACGCCAATAGATCTTTCTTAGATCCGTTGATTATCTTTCTAATTTCAGCATCACTCTGTGATTGATTAGCTTTGCTGTCTGCGAACTGTTTCATCATCTTCCGGAGTTGCTGAATTTGTTTGTCCGTCATTACTCATCATTCCATTCTGATTAAACGAATAATCTCCCTTATCTCCTTGTTCTTTCATCATGTCAACAATATCTTGTGGGTTAGTTACTCCAGGCAATTGTTGATATAAATATTTCTGCGGCAATGTTGCTCCAGCCTGAACCAATGCTTGGATCTGACTAATGCTGTCAGCTGGTAAATTATCTCGGAATGTGAATGTTAATTCCTGTGGATCAAATGTCCAATCACCATGGATTGAACTTTCGATGTCACTGATAATCTGATAACGCGCATACAATCCACGTTCAAACATACGGCGTTTCGTGCTTGCCAATTCAACTGTTCCTAACACTTTATATTGCATAGCTACACCGGAACTGTTACTTGCAAAGTTCTCATCGGTTAAGTCTGGTGTATGGCTGAATTTATGAATATCTCCAGCCACGCGCTTCTTATACGCTTCTGAACCAGTAACATCATATTCCTTGTTGATATACTTTGCGTCAACCGAAGTCTGCGTGCCATTCACTGTCATGCCTGATTTAAGTAGCAGCATGTTAGCGTCTTTCATTTCCTTGATTAACTCTAATTTGTCATGTGCTAATTTAGTCATTGCGCCTTCATCATTAGGATCAATCGTATTCATAACATCTGATCCTTCAAACAACGTATCAATGTCGCCCTGAATAATCAGCATGGCCTCGTTCAAATCGGTCATATAATTGGCTGTGTCAGATTGTGCGGCGTCGTATAAATCAATTAACGGCAACACGTTTTCAAAGTCGCCTAATCTAAAATTGCTGTTGTCAAACTCAATAACTGGGAATGTCGGAATCGGCTTTTCAAAATCAACTTTCATCTTGCCCATAATCGGAGTTGGCTTATAAAGTGTATACGTGTCAGACGTCCACGTTTCTGGAACATAATTAATTTTAGAAACTTGGTTATCATCTACCAATTCGATTTGATGATAACGAACAGCCATGATTGGTTGCGGGTCTACGTCAGTTGAATAAATAACAAACGTGTCTAGCGGATCAAGCTTAGCTAAATGCTCTTCGTTATCATCACCACGATAGACATATTCGTAAGCACGACCATAACGCGTCATGTCTAAAAACAAATCGTAGTTCTCGGCATCCACATCGTTTGCTCTATTAAACGTGTCGAATCCGGCATTGCTGCCATCATCAGGTAGTTTTACATTAATTGGATTACCAACTGAATATGACGTTTGAAAGTCTGAAATATATTTTGCGAATGAATGTGTTGCCCGGTGATCAGACTTACCATCTTCATGACGACGTGAATCCTTATCTAAAATAGACTTGTTATAGCCTTGGTAATAAGCGTCCAACATTTCTAAACGTGGGCGCTGAAAATTGAAATGGTGCGCAATAAATTTCATAATTTTATCAGGCGTTAAATTATCTAGCGATTCCTGATAAATTAGATTGGCCTGTTTATGCTCGTTGTATCTCATGACTAGCCTCCTATAATCCTAAGTTTTTAAGTGTCGATACGCGTTGCTGATAATTCATATAGTGCCCAGCACGAACGAACATGTACTTCTCAAGGGCATAGCGCAATGCGTCAATTGCATGGTTATTAGCGTCCTTTGGTTTGTTCAGCCAATTGCCCTCTTTGTCCTTATCATACACGTAAGTGTTAAATTCCTCCATTAATCCTTTAACCTGTGGGTGCACAACGTATTTGTATGATTGCATGTATTGAACACCTTGAATAACGCTGTCCTTGCCTTTACCTGACGGCTTGATGTTCGGGACACGGTGTTGTTGTGACAATTCCACGATCATACGTTGCTCGGCACTATCAGCTGTAATCGGCAGCCCTAACGCTTTGTGCTTAACCAATTCTTGTGCAATCTGGTTTGTCAATAAATGCTGCTTATAAAATTCATCGTAAATATAAACAATTCGGTTGTCTTGGTCAACAGCAATAAATTCACCAGCAGTTGGATCATGTTTGAAACCGAAGTCAAGGCCAACTGATTTTGGAAGGTTAGCAATTTCATCATACGAGAAGTCACGCTGTTCAAATAATCCATCGAATACCAATCCTTCAGCAATTCCCCATTCGCCCAACACGGCCACACGAGCACGATTAGGATTACGTACTAACATTTCTTTTAATGAATCAACGTAAGCCTTGTCCAGATAATCATTGTCTTTATATGTTGTTGTAAATGCTTTAACGTTTGTTCGCTTGATATTATCATCAAAAAATTCTGATTTAAGCCAATGGCGGTCAGACCAAGGGTTAAAAGTAATGACCGTCTGATAAAAACCGTTAGGATCGTCCAGTTCACCGCGAAGCGATTCCTCTACTGTGTTAAATCCATCTAATGATTTTAATTCATATGCTTCTTCACAAAATGTTACGTAACAACCGTTTCCGCTGTTACTCTGCTAGTTTCCTAACAGTTCAGACTATCTATTGGTGGCGTTTGCCTACCGTCCCTCTTTCAACCTCACTTGAGGTTTACTCTACTAACTGCACCGCAGTGCGTTTTCGATAGTCGTTACACGTTCTATTAATCACGATACGCAAGTCCACGAACAACGAGGCCTATAACACGATTACTAACACCATACTTTCGCCCTAATGCAACAGTTCCGTGTGTCTGGCTTCTGCGAACATATTCTTTCCTGATCGCTTTGACCTGCTCATCAGTAAGTTTTGAATTGGCATTTTTAGATCCTCGCATTGGTTTTTTTAGCTCATGTTTGTAAGCATGAATCATTTGTTCACTACGTGTTGACCATTCTAAGTTATCAACATGGTTGTTCGTTTTATTACCATCTATATGGTTTACCGTACTTTTATTGTAAGGATTTGGAATGAAGGCTTTAGCTACAAGTCTGTTTAGCAATTGAGTATGGCCGTGAGGCGCAACTTTCACATATCCATCTTGATTTAGTGATTTGATAGATAAACACCTTCCAGCAAGTTTTGAATAAAACCTCCCGTAGCTGCTAACCATATAACCGTCTTCGCAATCTTTCCATTCTTCCATAATTAAACACACCTTTCATATCTTCGTATGCTTAATTATACCACACTATTAATAGCTTCGCTCGGGATTGTCTACGCCTTTGTGCGTTTAGAGTTTCCCCGAATTAAAGGACTTTAACGTGGCCTGATATGTTAAACCACGCCCGGCATAATTGACCGACTGTCGGGGTAATCGATGTAATTTTCAACGGAGAATCCATACCTCTGAAAAATATCTTTTGACCGGTAGGCTTATAGGTTACTTCCAACGGGGAAGTTGTCCACTTGAACAGATCGTATACTCCTAATGCTGCCGCAACCTTCTTTAGAGTAGCGAACGTGCTGTCTTTGTGAGTTGTAAAATATTGCCTAATCACCAGCCAATTAACATACGGTCGTGTGATTATATCAATGATTACTTTTTCAGCAGCTGCATATGACTTTCCAGATCCACGAGAACCTTTATAAACCAGATACCTGTCTCTGCTATTGAACATCGGATAATACGCCTTAGAAACGATTTTTGGCACGTTTAAATCGATTGTGTTAGCCATTACTATCACCATCTTCTGGAAGATGTACATTTACGATCACTTGACTATCAGCAGATCCGTCAGCCTGCTTTACACGTAGTTCAGCAAGCTCTGCATCTGCCTTGATTTTACGAGTTTGTTCATAACTCATCGAGCGGTCTAAAATATCTTTAGCTGCATTAAAACGCACCATTTCGCTTCTAGAATCTAACAAGTCACGCATAGTTAAGATAGCTTCATTTGTCAGATCACGTAGCATAAAACGGTTATATTCGTCTTGGGCTTTCCTGAATTTGTCTTTCTGCCGCCACAAGGTTAACGTTACCCGTGCGACCCCAACATTTTCAGCTATGCGTCCTTGTGTTTGTTTTCCTGAAAATAAAAGCATAATAGCTTTCTGCTGGTTTTCTGGCAGTGAGTAAAAAGTCTTCAACTGCTTAATTTTTTCGTTGTCTTCCAAAGGTTAGGCACCTCCCACCGCTTTCTTAATTAGATCAGGCCTGAATCCGCACCATGAACGATCGGGTGTTTCAACAACCGGATATGATTGAAATCCCTGTTCACGGAAGCGTTGTATATCACTATTATGAGGCTTAACGACTTTAAAATCAACGTTTGCCACGTTAAACAGTCTTTCGGTCAACCGACATTTTGCACAATTTTTTGTATCGTAAATTTTAATCATAAAAAATCACCTCGAAATAAAATTATATCACGAATGAGTTTCGTAATAAAAAAACGCATGTTTCAATTTTTCAAACCGCCCTCAAACATTTTTCTAACACACGCATTCCAGCATTGTATTCTTGGACAAACCCTTATATAATAACAATAAAACAAATATCTTTTATATATATATATAGTGTTGTTAGAAAGTAATAAAAAAAGTCCCTAGAAAAAGTTTATTTTTTCTTTAAGGACTTTGATATTTTTCTAACTTTCTTACACTCCATGTGGGAGTAAGTAAGAATTGAGTTATTATTAAATTTTTGTTTGTAACTTTATAACATATTATTGAGCTATCGCAGGGGTTTGCCTGTTAATAATATACCATTTCTAGCGGTATTTTACAAGCGACTTTCGTAAGCCTCATCAATAATATTTGCGATTAATTCTTTTGAATACCCAGATTCAATCATTCTGTCCATGGAAACAGCCAACATTATGCCAGTTTCCCATTCATCGGATAATGGTTTTAAATCATCTCCCAAACTAACAACGCCATAATTATCTTTGCCAACATTAATAACCACATGTTTCATAATTCATTCCCCCAATAATGTGTATTCAGCGTATAACCCGTTTGGCGTGTATTCTAACAGCTTTAAAGTCTTAGCGCCCATAGTATATCCATTCTTAACCTCGTAGCCATCAGACGGCTTAGGAGTACCGAATTGGCGTTGGATAGCTCCTCCTTCATCTTTGACAGTTTCAGTGTGGAAATGTCCCCAGTGAACTTCCCGCCATGTGCTGCACGACCATTCAACCGGATACTCGTTTGCGAACAGCTGAGATAGTTTAGCTTTAGCAGTATCACCATGCGCCATCATAATCGAAACTTTCTCATAAGTGAACACTTGGCGATAGGTTCCTGGATTGAATACCGACAATTGCGGATAACGTGCTCGAATCATTTCAACGAACGCCCATTGCATGTCGAAGTCATGGTTGCCACCGATTGCTCGTAATTCGGTAACGTCTGAATTTTTGATAGCCGGTTCAATGATGTTTTTGATGAAGCTCGAAGCATCTTCCCATGCCTGACGACTATCAACGTGATCAAGTTGAGTGCCATTGACGGTTTTGGTTGTTTTTAGATAATCAGAATGCAATAAGTCGCCGCCGACCTCAATCACAATCTTTTCCAGTGAATGTGAATTAATGATTGCTTGAATTTTTTCAAGAAACGGTTGCATGTTGTCATAACTGTTGATTCCAAAATGTAAATCATATAAAGGAACCACCAGCATACGTTTTAATGTGTCTCTCGTGCGTTCTAAGCGCTTCTGTTTAATACCACGGTTAATTATACCAGTTAGTTCCGAAACGCTTATATTGTTCTTAGGACGTACTTTAACTGTGATGCTGTATTGAGGGACTGTGCCATCTTCAGTTGAATGCTGTTCGTAAACTTTGTACTGCGAACTGATTAAATCGAATTTGTCGGGATCATAGCCAGTTAGTGCCATCATGGTTCGCGGCGATTTGTCCGGTTCGTGTTTTAAACGCATAAGTACGGTGGCAGTTTGCGTCCCGTTGGCTTCGGTTGTAACTTCCTTGGAATCCTCAATTTTAATATCGGTAATATGGCGCTGCCTATAGTGTTTAACTGAGGCTTTGGTTTTGTCCATACGTTCAGCAATCTTCGAATCTAATAATCCCATAGTAACGAATCGTGCTATTTGGTGTTTTTCTTCGTCTGTCCATTTCATTTTTCGATACCAACTTCTTTGAGTTTTATCATAAACGGCTTCAACAACTGGGATAATTCGTTATATTTTTCTGTTGAAAACGGTACATATGAGTTAACACCTAAATGTGAAAACGAAAACAATTTCTTGAAATTCCTACGACTGTGAATATTAACTTGTGGATTACCGTGGTTGTAATAAAGCGTGATCGGAATCTCGTTTTTATTAGCAATGTCGATAATGATTTTCAGTTCTGCTGGTGAATATGAATAATTAATCATGTTTTAATTAGCCTCCTGATTTTTTAATGCTTCGTTAATACGCTGTTCCGCAATCTTGAAGTAATCATGATCTAATTCCATACCAACGAACGATCTATTTAGATTGGCACAGGCAACTCCTGTAGAACCAGACCCCATGCAATTATCTAATACGGATTCACCTTCATTAGTATACGTTTTAATCAAATATTCAAGTAATGGAACTGGCTTTTGGGTTGGATGCTGAGGCTTCTTTTCAACATCAAATCTAAGCACATCATTTGGATAATTAGTAAATTTCTGAAACGTTACTCTTGTTTGGCTAGGTCGCTTTCCAGCCATTGTTCCAAACTTTTTATCGCTTTGCTTTATAACCTTGTTAACTTCAACTAATCCCTGTGGGTTGTATACCATTTTTCGCTCTAAATGTTTTGTGTTAGCTGTTATCCCATCACTGAAAACGCATATTTCTTCGTATCCTGTCATTGGCCTGTTATTGGCGTTAACAAAGTTCCCAGGTTTGTTTTTAATCCAAATCCACTTATAACGGTAAATTTTATCTTGAGAGTTAATAAGCTTATTGGTGAACCTACCACTTGCAAATAATACGATTGCACCTCGTGGTTTAATTATGCGTCGATATTGTTTCCAAAGTTTATCTGATTGGATCACCTTATCCCATGCGGAAGCAGTCGTCCCATAAGGCAAATCACATAGAATCATGTCAACGGATCCATCTTGAATATCTTTCATTAGTTCTAAACAATCACCTTGCTGCAAATTAATCATGTTTTAATCTCCTTACTAGAAATACGATCAGTGCGACAATTCCAACTGTTCCTGCAACTGGCTTAATTAACGGCTTGACAAGCCAAGCTATGATACGCATGAAAATAATCATCATAATTATAAAAGATAAGATTGCTGCCATGTTAATCGACCTCCTCCAATTTTACTTTGTTCCAATCCAACGGAATGTCGTCACGTTTCATTAGCTGTTCGATTTCTTTTATGGTAAATTCAGTTTTGAATTTATTTTCAAATAAAAGCATTACAGTTCCCAAATCATTGATATTTAGAGTTTCTCCAAACGCCTTTACCAGATACTTCTTCTCGTCAAGCCGTTCATCTAATGGTGTCATCGCAAGTTCTGCCATAATCATATAAAGCTTGTTGCTAAACGGCATACCGGAAAATGTATTTACTCCACTAACCTGTAGGCCATATTTGCAACTGCCACTGACAAAAATAATATGTGTCTTTCCGTTATACACAACCTCAAAATTTCCCCAACCCATGTCAATATCATACTTGCTTGACAATGCTTTGATCTGTTTTTCCGCTTCACTATATTTCATGTTTTATTCCTCCAAGTCTTCGTCTTTAACGAACACCCCGTCAATCATTTTACCATTGCGATCCTTGATCGTGTTGTACGCTTCTTTGATACAATCATCAATCCTAAAATCATTTTGCAACGCGTAGATGGTCAATACAACGAAAATGTCGCCCAAACTGTCGATCTGCTTGTCTTGCCATTCTTTGTTATGTGCTTCAGCAAGTTCACCAACCTCTTCAACTAATTTGATTAATTGTTTGTCGCTACTAGTTTTATCAAGGCCACGATTTTTAGCCCATGCTTCAATTGATTTTACGTAATCCATTAATTAAAAACCTCCATATTTTCTGCAATTGCTTTAATAACTGGAACTGTTACGCTATTACCTGCCTGTTTGTATAATTGGCTATCGCTCAATCCAGCTTGTTTTGCTCGATCAAACGCCCAATCTGGGAAGCCTTGTAGGCGCCAACATTCACGTGGAGTTAACTTTCTAATTCTAAAATCATCAAGTAACGTTGCCATACTATTGGAAGTTGTCATCGTGTTCGCAATTCCATGTCCCACTCGTCCGCGCCTTGTTTTGCTATTGGGCTGAGCTAAGTTAATAGTGTCACCGGCTTTTGCAATATCAAATCCTTTTTTAGTGGCCTCTCTAACCATTACTTTTGGTTCTTGACCTCCGCCTTGCATCGTACTTAATGTTGGTGAAATACCATCACCGTAAATTCTTCCAACTTGTGGATTGCCACCGAATGACCCACCTGGGTTTAGATTACCTACTTGTTTAACCTCGTTATTAGGTTGTTGACTTTCTGTGATGATAGGAAATACTTTTCTGGTACGTCGTCCTCTAAGATGTCCGACAATGAAGATACGTTCCCTGTGCTGAGGCACGACTTCAGCTGAGTCAAGCACTGACCATTCGACATCGTACCCGATTTCGTCCATTTCAATGAGCAACTTTGCGAAGTCCCACCCTTTGTTGATACTAAGTAGGTTTTTAACATTTTCAATGAATAAGTAGCTGGGTTTATTTTCTTCTTTGAGTTCCCTAATAAGTCCAGTGACTTTAAAGAATAAGCTTGATCTTTTACCATTTGTAAATCCTCCTTGTTTGCCTGCAACTGAAATATCTTGACATGGGAATCCAAAACACCAACAGTCAGCTTTAGGTACCGATTCCGCTTTAACATCATTAATGTCTTTTTCCGTAAATTATCCGTCTGGATTGTGAATAGCCTGATAGCTTTTGCGTGCGAATTTATCCCACTCTACCCAACCTATACATTCATGACCAACTTGTTCCATTCCAAGTCGAATACCGCCGACACCTGCGAACAAATCTAAAAATTTCATATTTTCCTCCCATTACATCATCGCAATCATCAATCCGCCAATCAATACATACATCGTCAATGCTTTCAAAAACTCGTGTTCAGTGTTTTCAAACACCATTGATACGAACAAAACAATTAGAATTAGAAAAACATAACACCACATTTTTCATTCCTCCATTTTATTAATTGCTTTGGTGTATTCGGCTAAAAACAGCAGTTGATGTTTGAAAGACATACCATAGTAGGGCCGTTCAAGTCCTTCAGGTGCAAGCCCTAAGTCGATCGACTCGCATAAATCGGCCAAACTTTCAAGTGGTTGAACTGAATCTTGATTGTTAACTGCTTGTAAAACCCATTTTAAAAGTTCACATTCTTCGTTGGTTAATTCATTCATCTGCTCTTCATCTCCCAGTAATTTCGATGATCAGTTAGATCATAACGCCCCATGGCGTAAAGTTTTGCCATTTTTAATGCTTTGCCATCTGTCGTGTTTAAATAATATGCTAGTTGGCGAATGATTATATCTCCAGATAAATACTTATTAATGATTGTCACTTCGTATTTATTAAGGTTAACATATTCGTTTCGATAACACGGTTTGGACAATTTGTGCATGTAATTTGATTCGCGTTTTGTCATCATGCAAACACTGCCATGTTTTTCTTCGATTTCTTGCACGTAATTAAGTAACTTTTGATAGCCATCTCTCAACTTTAAAGCCTCCTTTTAGAACCCTATCCCGCGCTTGTATTTCACATGGAGATCCTTGGCAACTTGTTTAGCCATAAGTTTCACTGACTGATCATTGCAAGAAACATAATCTGCAACATCAATACCATTGAACATGGTAACTCCAGATACACGTCCATTCGAATAAGGAGCGATCACGACCTGATCATTTGGGATTCCATAATCAATGATGGTTTTTCTGAATTGTTTTACTATTTGCTTGACTTCCATTAGCTTTCATATCCTTTTCTAATAATGTGTTCGCGTAAGCAATGAACTTTGTCCACGAAACTCCATATCTTTCCTTTAGTTCCTTGAGCTTCAAATAATCTTCTTCATTTAATCTTAGGCTTGGCGTGATCGATTTCTTTGCCATTGGTTGGTTCCTCCTTTACTTGATGATTATATTATAGTGGCACTGTACCACAAAGTCAACAACTATTTTTAATTAGATAAAAAAGGCCCTCACTATTTAAGTGAGAACCTATTCAATACTCCCGGTAGGATTCGAACCTGCATCGTTCAGTAATCTGCTGACTGTGCCGGGTATAAACCGGGTGCACTACCATTGTGCTACGGGAGCTAATTTTTAACTATATCGCTGGCAGGATTCGAACCTGCATTCCTTTGTGGCTTACCAATTAGCCCACAACGATACTGCATTTGTTATCAATATAAATAATAAACTAGAACCGACATCAAAGCAATCATAGACCAGCAAGTTTTTGGCTTGTTTTTAACCAATTGTGTAAAGAACAACGACCATGATCCACAAAACAAAAATGCAATCGTCAATAATAAAAATTTAAGCATGTTCAATCGCCTCCGAACGCCTCTACCAACAGCATCATAATTAAAGTTATTAATATGTTTAACGTAAGCAATACCCATGGCGATCTGTATTTACGCATTAAGATTGCTGTTAAATTAAATGTGGCCACGAACGAAATATACTCAATCACAACTTACCGCCCCATATCCTCCAAAATTTTTAATTCATCTCGTACGATTTTAACTGCCTCGTTCGCGGAACGAGCTACCCCATAGATCACGTTTTTATCACGCAATCCATCAGCAAAATCCACCTGATCTTTCCGCCTCTGCCCAATTGGTGTTTTCACCTCGATAAAATAAATTTTACCATTATCAGGCTTATATCCCATTAAGTCTGGGAAACCACTTGGCAGCCCTGTATCGAACCACCGGCCATCGGCCGTTTTCACCTTACCAACATTGGTTCTAAATACAATATAACCATGTTCTGCCAATGCAACACGTATGCTATCTTGAATCGCCTGTTCCTTGGTTTTAATCGTCATATGGAATCACTTCCCAAGCATTCAAGTGCATGTCCGCAGCCACTTCATTGGCTTCGTTGCGCGAATCGTAAATTTTTGCATCGTCTTTATTGACGACTAATACTTCAGAACCATTAACATACATGCCGTAATGATCTTCTTGTACAATAAAGTGTTCTTCTTTGTGTTTTAAGACTTTTACTATTTCTTCTTTAAAAATAATCGGTTCTAGCCACAATAATTTTCCATTCGTACTGCTAACGGTTGCCTTTACAAGCACTTCATCACCAACATTGATTTTTCCTGTTACTCCTTTACCGATAATGTAGTCAATTGATCCTTGGTTAAAAGCATATGGTTCTCCTTCAACAAAAAAGCGTTTAACTTCATTATTAACATTTGAAACTTTACCAAATTCAGGAAAACTGTCTTTACTAATTCCTGAATGTTCTTCATCAGTCATATCTTCATATTTTTTGAATGCAACTAAATATCCGACTTTTAATTTCATATTTGTTACCAACCTTTCTATAATTCATACCTGCAATCGTGAATCCCAAACCTGATGTAAAAATTCGTAAGATCAAACTCAAGTTCTTCTTTAAGCTCGCTTAATGTGTAGCCTCCATAATTCACAGGATCACTAATAGCTGCTTCATTTGGAGTACTGCCAAAATAAAGAGTCCATCCGCTTTTACTGAAATGATTTAAATAGCCAAATGTTTTTTCTCCCTGAATATCAACGCGATAATCGTATCCACAAGATCCAAAATCTTCAATTTCTAATACAGGTGCGTTTTTAACCATATCCATCACTAACCTTTCTTTACTATGTTAGTATTATAATCCTAATACTTGTGGTTGTAAAGACGAAATACGAAACTTTTTTTAACGTTCAAATAATTTGCAAACTCATTAAGTTCTTCACTGCTGCAAACACCTTTTTGCCTAATCGCAGCATTAATTGGTCGGTGAACGCTTCCAATATTCATCGTTTTTCTTGCTTTGAAATGTTCATAGATAGAAATTAAACTGTCTCCCTTTTCAACTCTACGGTTGGCTATCTCAACCATTTTTGCCTGTTCTATCTGCTTTTTGCCCTCTTTAGTTCGCGGGTCTGCTTCAGGTTTTAGTGATCCGCAATAAGGGCAACGATTATCGCTTGTCCACTTGTAAAAAACTTGATAACAGTATTGGCAAGTATGAATATCGGGAGCATTGACCTTCCCCTTGGAATTACGTCCAGTTAAACTCCATTCGCGATCATCATCTGGCAAGCCAAAGCGAACGTAATTGCCAACGTGATCGATTATCATTGCTTGCTTGTCATCAACGTAACGCATACAACGCATGGACTGCTGTAAATAAAGCACTAATGAAGCAGTAGGCCGACACATAATGACAACTTCGCAATTAGGAACATCGAAACCTTCGGAGATCAGATCATTATTACATAACACCTTTAAATTCCCAACCCTAAAATCATTAATTATCTGATTGCGTTCTGCTTTAGGCGTTTTTCCATCAACACTTGCA